AGACGGTTAGCCGAGCTGCTCGAGAGATCGTCCGGCCTGGCACAGAGGCTGGCCGCGAGGTGATCGCCGGGAATGTTCTTCGGTCTTTGGCCTCTGATGCAGAACGCGCAATCATGGCGGCTGAGGGCTATCAGGCTCCGATCGCCGGATATCGCCCAACAACCGCACAAGCCACCCGAGATATTGGTCTTGCATCTGCTGAGACTCCTATCCGTGGCCTTGACCAGACTGGAAAGTTCGCCCAGCAACAGGTCGAAGCCAACCGCGCTCGGATGGCGATCCTTGACCGTCTTGCCAAGGATAAGGATGCTCTTGAGAGGGCCATGTCAAAGCGTGATGAGGTCACTTCTCCTTTGCGCGAGGAAGCCTTCCTGAAGGCTCAGAATGTTTCTCCTGAGACATTCCAGTCTGCCACCGCTCTGACGGTCAATAGGACGATTGACGACATCCTTAAATCGGATGTTGGCGCTCGCGGAACGGTCATCAAAACGATGAATTGGGCCAAAGAGCAACTCTCAAGGGGAACCACGCCTGCGCGTATGTACGAGGTTCGCAAAGACCTCCGCGATGCTGCTCAAGGATTGTTGGACAAAGAGGGTGCTGCTTATAGCCTTGCCAAGCGCGAACTGGAGCAAGTCATTCGCTCTGTCGATGATGCGATTGATGCCGCCGCACCTGGATACAAGGATTACCTTGATAAGTATGCTAAGTCTAGCCGTGGCATTGAGCGCATGGAAGCTGCACAGCAGTTCCGTGGAAAGGTAATGTCAACGATCCCTGATCCGTCAAATATCGGGGAATACCTTATCTCTCAGCCTTCTTTCACCAGGGCTATCAGGGCGGCAGCAGAAGACACAAAGCTGTCCAAGACTCAACTTGCGGTCTTGCAGCGTGTTTCTCAGGACATTGATTCTGGCGTCTTGGCGCGAGCGACCAAAGTTCCGGGTTCAGACACCTTTAAAAATTTGAGTACCGCGAACATAATCGGGGGCATTGTTGGAAAGCAAATGTTCGGAGAGGTTCCTCCTGCCTTCGCCAAGGTGGTGGCCCCAATGAATTGGCTCTACAACGGCTCAGACGATGCTATTCGCCAGCTCTTAGTGGACGCAATGCTTGATCCTCAACTCGCTGCCAAGATGATGCGTAGAGCAACACAGGCGACTGTTGAACCCTTGTCAGAAGAGCTGAAGAAGAAGGCTCTTGCTGGCGGTCTTGGAACTGCATTTGGATTGGAATAAATCATGCCACGCGCAAAAATCTCAGAGTTTTCGACCACCGCCGGTGATAACACCGACATCGATGGAATCAACATAGCTGAGGGCTGCGCCCCGAGTGGTATCAACGATGCCATTCGTGAGCTTATGGCCCAGCTCAAGGACTTCCAGTCCGGCGCTGCGGGTGACAACATCACGGTTGTAGGAACGCTCGCGGCCAAGGGGACTTCATCCTCTGGAGCCGATCTGAAGCTGTACGAGGACACCGACAACGGCACGAACTATGTCGGGTTCATGGCTCCTGCTTCCATCGCTTCTAACGTCCAATGGACGCTTCCTAGCGCGGATGGCACGGCGAACCAGGTTCTCTCAACGAACGGCTCTGGAGTGCTAAGTTGGGCATCTGGTGGAAATGTCAGCACTTCGGCAAATAATGCCTTCACGGGTGCTAATACCTTCTACAACGCCACGGGACAGACCTTCGGCACGGCCACCTCATCCGAGGACGGGATCGTCATTGCGGGTCGGGCTGGTGGATCATCTTCTTATCGGGTCACGCTGACTCCTGGGACGCTGACGGCAAGCCGGACGGCCACATTCCCTGATGCGTCCACGACCATTGCCGGATTGAGCGTCGCTCAGACCTTCACCGCAACACAGACTTTCAGCGGTTCGTCTAGCGCCCTGGCGATGGTTCTGAATGATGCAGCAGAGACAACGACTGTCTCGGCTACTGCCGCAACGGGCACGATCAATTTTGATGTGACCACGCAATCGGTCATTTACTACACCTCCAATGCTTCTGCGAATTGGACGGTGAATTTCCGCGCCTCGAGTGGTACAAGTCTGAATACGGCCATGAGTACGGGCCAGAGCGTAACGGTTGCTTTCTTGGTCACTCAAGGGTCTACTGCGTACTACAACAGCGCGGTTCAAGTGGACGGAACTAGCGTCACTCCGAAGTGGCAAGGAGGAACCGCTCCTGCTGCTGGTAATGCAAGCGGCATCGATGCCTACGTTTACACGATCATTAAAACGGGATCAGCGACTTTCACGGTGTTGGCTTCGCAGACCCAGTTCAAGTAAGGAGTCCGTATGCCACTAATTGAAACAAAAGGCGCGGCTTCTGCACAGGGTTTTGGTGAATTCGCCAAGACTGGCGAGGCTGTATATATAGAGTCATGTTTCTCGACGTGGCTCTACACCGGCAACGGCTCTACTCAGACCATCACCAACGGGATTGATCTGTCCACCAAGGGTGGGTTGGTTTGGCTAAAAGACAGAACAAGCGCCCTTGCACATCAACTTTTTGATACTGCAAGGGGCGCAACAAAGGCTCTTGCTAGTAACTCAACAGGAACAGAGGATGTTCAAAGTACATCATTAACATCTTTTAACACGACTGGCTTTTCTCTTGATTCGTATTTTCGTACCAATGGAAGCGGCGATAACTTCGCCTCATGGACATTCCGCAAGCAGCCGAAGTTCTTTGATGTGGTGACGTATACGGGGAATGGAGGCGTTCAAAACATATCTCACAGCCTAGGTTCCGTACCCGGCTGCATTATTGTTAAGTCAACAAGTTCTGCTTTTGACTGGGCTGTATATCACCGATCTCTAGGCGCTACAAAAGGTGTATACCTTAATACAACACAAGCCGAGCAAACCAACAACACGCTTTGGAACGACACGGCCCCGACATCTACACAATTTACTGTTGGAAATTCTAGTGGCCCATCAAGTTCAACAAATGCCAACGGTGTCACCTACGTCGCCTACCTCTTCGCCCACGACGCAGGAGGCTTTGGCCTAACTGGTACAGACAATGTGATTTCGTGCGGGTCTGTAACTGCCGATGGAAGTGGTAATGCAACTGTAAATCTTGGCTACGAACCGCAATGGATATTGATTAAAAGTTCAAGCGAAGTTAATGGTTGGGCACTTGTTGACACGATGCGAGGATTACCCGCTGACGGCTTAGACAAATATTTGTTGGCAAACAGTTCTGCCGCTGAAGCAAGTGGTGGAATAGTTAACATCAATGCAACTGGCTTTTACGCTAACGCAACTCTTTCTGCTTCTGCTACCTACATCTACATCGCCATCCGTCGAGGCCCGATGAAAACTCCGACGACGGGGACGAGTGTGTTTAATCCGGTTGCAAGAACAGGTACCGGCACAAATCCAACCGTGGTAACCACGGGCAATAATCTTGATTTGCTGATGTCATTCCCAAGAACTGCATCTCCTGCTGCCTACGGGATGTTGTTTTGGGACAAACTGCGCGGCGTCACGCAGATGTTGCAGTCGGCAAGCACTAGTGCCGAGATTGCTACTAATTCAACTCGCACTTTGCAGGGATGGACAAATACCGGGTATCAGGCCGGTGCTGACTTTATCGAGGGCTACCTGAATTATAGCGGGTCAACTTACGTCAACTACCCAATAACCCGCGCCCCCGGCTTCTTTGATGTGGTTTGCATCAGCGGAGGCTCGGGTGTTCAAACCATCAACCACAATCTTGGCGTTGCTCCAGAGATATGCATATTCAAAAGGCGCAATGGAACTAGTACGTGGCCAGTGCAAACGCCGAGTCTCTATCTTCAATTAAATACGACGGCTGCAAATTTAGGAACACCTTTCATTACGAATTTTGGCGCAACTTCATTGACGGCTGACGCCGGTTCTTTTTCTTCTGGCGAAACATGGGTTGGATACCTCTTCGCCTCTTGCCCCGGCGTCAGCAAGGTCGGCTCATACACCGGCACTGGCGCGTTGCAGACCGTCAACTGCGGCTTCACGGGCGGCGCTCGGTTTGTTCTCATTAAGCGCACGGACAGCACGGGTGACTGGTATGTGTGGGACAGCGCACGGGGCATCGTCAGCGGTAACGACCCGTATCTGTTGCTCAACAGCACCGCTGCCGAGGTGACCAACACCGACTATGTAGACACCTACAGCGCAGGGTTTGAGATCAGCAGCACCGCGCCTGCGGCCATCAATGCTAACGGGGGAACCTTCGTGTTCCTTGCGGTGGCGTAGACATAAGGAGCAATCATGGAAATCAGAATCAGGGCCACGGGCCAAGTGATGTTGGAGGATGAACTCCGGCGATGGGCTAAAGACAATGGTGGCCCATCATGGGATCGCACCACGGACGAGGTGCTAGAGGCGCTAGGCGCTGATGTGGTCTTTGAAGGCCCGCAGGCTACCGGAGGCACGGTATATCAGTTCTCCATGCGTCAAGGCGTGGAGCAGGTGGATGGCAAGTGGTACACCAAGCACGTTCTTGGCCCGATCTTTACTGACCGCCCCGCGACTGAAACCGAGCCTGCCCAAACCGCTGCCGAGCAGGAAGCCGCCTACAAGGCTCAGAAGGACGCCGAGCAGTCTAAGGCTATGCGTGAGCAGCGCAGCCAGAAGCTGAAGGAGACCGACTGGGTGGTGGTTAAGCATCTCGAGCGCAACGAGAACATTCCTGGCGCTTGGGAGGTTTATCGTCAAGCCTTGCGTGATGTGCCTACTCAGCAGGGTTTCCCTTGGAACGTAACCTGGCCCGAGGAGCCGTGATAAATGGTCACAGAAGTGGAGTCAAAGCTCATGACCCATGAGGCTGTTTGTGCCGAGCGATACGCTGGTATCAACGCCAGGCTCAAGCGGCTAGAGCAAATCCTGATTACCAGTGCAGGGGCGATCATTCTTCTTCTGATTGGTCTAGTGACCAAGTTGTAGCATGGTCGATCCGCTGACCGCGATAGCTGCTGTATCGTCAGCGGTTAACCTAATCAAGAAGGCATCCAAGGCTGTCGACGATGTTCGCAGTCTTGGGCCTCTTTTGGGTAAATACTTCGATGCCAAACACGAGGCAACGAAGGCTGTAGCCCAGGCTAAAAAGAAGGGCGGCTCCAACATGGGGATGGCGATCCAGGCCGAACTCCAGTTGATGCAGCAAAAGCAGTTCGAAGACGAACTGAAGATGATGTTCTTCACCACCGGGAATGCTGATGTTTGGGAAAACATCCAGATTCGTGTGGCTCAGATGAACCGAGATGATGCGCTCGAGGCCAAGCGTGAGAAGGAAGCCGCAGCCCGTCGAAAGAAGCAGATCGCTCAGATGATTGAGGCCACCGTTGGGGCGGTCATCATCGTTATAGCACTTGGTGCTATGGCATACATGGCTTATTTAGGATGGGGCCATTGCAAGTCTTCTAAGGAGTGTGGATTTTGAGAGTCCTGCCGAACACGATGTCTCGCTCTGAGAGAGAGGCGTATGTCAAACAATGGGCCGCGATCACGATCTCCATCTTTGCGTTGATCCTGGCTGTGAATGGGATGTTTGGTGGGTCTAACTCCTCCAAAGTCCTGAACAACACGATTCAGGCGAATAACTATTGGGCGTGGTATCAAGCCAAGAATGTCAGGGCAACGATCTATGAGACCTCTGGAGCCTCGGAGAAGGAGGCGAAGCAAAGAGCCGACATGGAGGAGATATCTGAGAAGGCTCGGGCTGCTGAGGCTGCTCGCGACATCGCCAAGACACGGAGTCCCTGGTTCTCGTACGCGGGTATGGCGCTCCAGCTCTCCATTGTTCTCTCATCTGCTGCGATTCTTGCAGTAATGGTTCAACTCCTGTGGGTGAGTGTTCTGGTCGGTGGACTCGGAGCCTCTTTCATGGTTTACGCGATGGTGATCTGATGCTGTCTCTACTTTCTACACTTGGTGGCCTGCTGATCTCTGGCCTTCCCAAGCTCCTGGAGTTCTTCCAAAACAAGTCCGACCAGGCCCACGAGCGGGAGCTGGCAAAACTTGCCACGGAGAGAGACCTCCAGATGGCGGCGCAGGGATTCGCTGCCCAGGCGCGTATCGAGGAGATGCGTACCGAGCAAGTGGCTCTGGAGACTGACGCAAAGATGACCGAGGCGGCTCTGAAGCATGATGAGAAGGTGCTAGAGAAAGCCTCTAAGTGGGTGGCGAACTATGTCGGGACTGTCCGGCCTACAGTCACATACATCTTTATTCTTGAGCTGATCGCGGTAAACGGTGTGATTGCTTGGTATGCCTTCACCCATCCAAGCCTGATTCAGAACATCGACGACCTCCTGCGGGTCACAGAGGTGATCTTCACCGATGACGAGATGGCAATGCTCGGCGGGATCATTGGATTCTGGTTCGGGTCACGCTCCTGGAAGAAATGAAGCTCTC